ACTTGGAGGGAGTGGCGGAAATCCCGCAAAGATTTGTCGTCGGTCATGACGCGTGTGGAGCAGATCATCCGACAGCAGAAGTTTGAGGGCGCGGCTGCGGAGTTGCTGAACCCCAACATCATCGCGCGTGATTTGGGCCTCGCCGATAAGAAAGAAATAGGTGGGGAACTGAGCGTTCGAACCCTGTCTGACTTCTACGCTCCGGCTGGTGACGCAACCGACGCTTAACCCAGCGCTACGCGAGTTTTGGATAACTCCGGCGCGGAATAGGGTTCTTTACGGAGGAAGATCCTCTTCCAAGTCTTGGGACGCTGCAGGTTTCGCTGTCTTCCTGGCATCGAACTTCAAGGTGAGGTTCCTGTGCGCTCGCCAGTTTCAGAACAAGATCGCAGAGTCAGTTTACACACTACTCAAAATTCAGATTGCCCGCTTCGGTCTGGAAGATGACTTCGAGATCACGCGGGACAGCATCCGACATAAGCGGACCGGATCAGAATTCCTGTTCTACGGGCTCTGGCGCCACATCGATGAGATCAAGTCCCTTGAGGGGATAGACGTCTGCTGGATTGAGGAAGCCCATGGCCTCACTAAAGAGCAGTGGGAGATTTTGGAGCCAACGCTCCGCGGAGAAGCAAGTCAGTTCTGGATCATCTTCAACCCGAAGCTGGTTACGGACTTCGTGTACCGGACCTTTGTCACCGGAACGCCTTCAACGCGGATCAAGGGAGAGATCTACGGCGTTGTAGGAGACACGATCAAGCGCCGTATCAACTACGACGAAAACCCGTTCCTGACCCAGACCATGCTTCGCGTGATCGCCAAGAAGAAGCAAACGGACCCCGAAGGGTTCGTGAATATTTATGGCGGCGAGCCAATTGAGGACGATGATCAGGTCATCATCAAGCGCAGCTGGATCCGGGCTGCCATCGACGCGCACAAGAAACTGGGTATCAAGCCGACTGGGCGGCGCAGGATTGGCTTTGACGTAGCCGACAGCGGAGAAGACAAGAACGCATTGGTTGAGGCCTACGGTATCCTGACAGTGGGCGTCGAGGAATGGGCGGCCGGCGAAGATCAATTGCTTAAGTCCGCAACCCGCGTCCATGCCAGAGCACGGCAGGTGAGTGCAGAGATTGACTACGACAGCATTGGGGTAGGGGCTTTTGCCGGAGGGCACTTCCAGGCTCTGAACCAATCTGAGGGAACAAGCATCGAATACCGAAAGTTCAACGCTTCAGGGGAGGTGTTGAACAAGGGCCAACGGATAGACGCCAACGATGACAATTCGCCACTGAATGAAGATTTCTACTGCAACCTGAAAGCTCAGGCCTGGTGGGAAGTGGCAACACGGTTCCGCAACACCTTCAACGCGGTGGAGCGGCAAATGACTTTCCCCGAGGAAGAGCTCATCGCGATTTCTAGTGACTGTGACCACCTGGAAGACCTGATCGATGAACTATCGACACCGCGCAAAGACGTGGACACGCGCGGGAAGTCGAAAGTCGAGAGCAAAAAAGACCTCGCCAAGCGCGACATCGCCTCTCCGAACAAGGCCGACGCATTCATCATGGCGAACGGACCACGTGACGCCAGCACTTACGATCTAGGGAGCCTTCTGTAATGGGCGCTATCCTTCAAATCAAAGATGGTATTCGCAACTTGGTGGCCAACCTTGGCACCGACCGCGACAAGGCCAGCCACAGCGAATATCAGTTTGTTCAGCTCTCGCAGGTTCAGCTGCATGCTGCATACCGGTCTTCCTGGTTGCCGCGGAAGGTGATCAATATCCCAGCGGACGACGCGACGCGAAAGTGGCGCACATGGCAAGCAAAGGCCGATGTGGTTAACAAATTGGAGGCAACCGAAAAGCGCTTAAGGCTTCGAAAGAAGGTGCGCAAAGCCATGAAAATGGCTCGCCTTGAAGGTGGGGCCGCCATTCTGATTGGAACAGGGGACAAGGATTTGTCCAAACCTCTCAACCCGACGCGCGTGGCCAAAGACGGGCTGAAATACCTCACGGTTCTAAGCAAGTTCGATCTCACGCCCGGACAGCAGGACTTTGTCATCGCCTCAGAAACCTTTGGTCTTTCCCAAAGCTACTCTCTTACGACGGGCGAGGGTGTGACCTACGAAATCCACCCAAGCCGCTTGGCGATCTTCACCGGTGCGGAAAAGATCAGTGGGGGGTCCACAGAGATCGATCCCTGGGGCGACAGCGTTCTTCAAACGGTCCTGCATGCAACTAAGCAGGCTGACAGCACGGTCGCCAATATCGCGTCTTTGGTGTTTGAGGCGAAAGTAGACACCATCGGGATTCCTGATCTGTCCAGAATGATGAGCAACCCGAAAACGGAAGCCATGGTGCTCGAGCGCCTGTCGCTGGCGGAGAAAGCCAAAAGCATCAACGGCACTCTGGTGCATGATGCAGCCGAAACGGTTGGGCAGAAGAGCGCCAGCTTTGCGCAGCTGCCTGACATTATGGCGAAATTCTTTACCGTGGTGAGTGGCGCGGCCGATATCCCGGTAACCCGTTTGTTTGGTCAATCCCCTGACGGTATGAATGCGACCGGCGACGGTGACTTGAACAATTACTACGACAGCATTCAAACCATTCAAGAAATGGACGTTGGCGATGCAATGTCCGTGTTGGATGAGGTGATCATTCACAGTTCCCTTGGAAGTCGTCCTGCTGATGTTTTCTACAACTGGGTGCCGCTCAAGCAGCTGAGTGAGAAGGACCGTGCTGAGGTGGGAGACAAGATCAGCAGCGCCTTCAAAAAGGTAGTTGAAATGGACCTGTTGCCGCCGGAAGCCGTGGGAGCTTCGCTTGTTGGAGCGCTTACTGAAACGGGTGTTGCACCGGGGCTGGAAGCGCAAGTGGGCGAATACTACGCGGACGACGAAGAAGATCTGCAATCGGGCGTCACGGAGGCCTAATCCATGAAATTCACCGACACCGCCACATTGGCGGGCACCCGCAAAACTGCGGAAGGATACTTCGTGGCCGAAGCCTTCGCGGTTCGGTCGGGCATCCAGCTTTACACCGGGGCCGAAGTGGGGCTCGCAGATCGTGAGACCGTACGTGTCTGGCGCCCTGAAGACGAAGTGCGAGCACCTGAGAGCTTGCGCACCTTCAGTCACGCCCCTGTCACTCTTGGCCACCCTGAGAGCGTAACGGCAGACAACTGGAAGGATCTGGCCAAAGGCGAAGTCTCCACGGAAGCCACCTGGGACGGCAACAAGATCAAGCTGCCACTGATTGTCAAAGACGCGGAAGCGGTGAGGGCCGTGGAGAGCGGCACTCGGGAACTCTCAGCCGGCTACACCTGCCGTCTTGAGATGGCAGACGGCGTCACACCCGATGGCGAAGCCTACGACGCAATCCAGCGCGATATCCGGATCAATCACCTCGCAATTGTGCCCAAAGGCCGTGCGGGGAGCGAATGCCGCATCGGCGATGGTGCGGACAAATGGGGCGCAAGCCCTCTCACCGATGCAGAACGAAAGGAAACACCTATGTCACTGCGCAAAATCTTGGTGGATGGCTTGCAGGTCGAGACGACCGACGCGGGCGCGCAAGCCATTGAGAAGTTGAGCGGCCAACTGGCCACCAACAGCAAAGCTCTGGACGACGCAAAGGCCGACCATGCCGCGGAGCTCGCGGACAAAGACAAAGAGATCGCCGGCAAAGACGCTGAAATCGAGAAGCTCAAGAACGAGCAGCTGTCTGATGCGGATCTTGATACCCGTGTCGAAGTCCGAGCTGCCTTGGTTGACGCCGCTCGCAAGATCGACCCGGAAGTGAAGACAGAAGGCGTCTTTGATGCCGAGATCCGGAAGGCGGTTGTCACCACCAAACTTGGCGACGCAGCCGTAGCAGATAAGTCTGAGGCCTACATCGAAGCCCGATTTGATGCTCTGGCGGACATTTCTGGCGCCTCCGACGATCCCCTGAACACCATCATCAAACCCCGTGACGGCGACAACGCTGATGCGTGGGGCAAAGCTGTTTTCGACTCCGCTGGCGTCGATATGAAAAAGGAGGCCTGACCCATGGCTATTCTCACCCAAGGGCGTTTGAACGCGGCCTTTCTGATTTCGGAGGCCAACGACCACCGGTCCCGCGATGAAGAGATTGTGGACGCCACAAGCGGTGCATTGGAGACCGGCACGGTTCTCGGCAAGGTCACCTCATCTGGCAAGTTTGTGCGGCATGATGCCGGGGCCTCAGATGGCTCTGAAAGCGAAGCCGGTATCTTGCTGATCGGTATCGGTGCCGAAGAGGCAAGTCGCACTGTCATCAGACGGGATGCCGAAGTTCAGCAATCCGAACTCACATATGCGGCCGGTGCAAACGCCGCTCAGGAAACTGCGACGAACGCTGCGCTGGAAGCGCTCGGCATCGTCGTTCGCTAAGGAGGTTTGACCAATGGCGACAATGGACATTTTCAACAATTCCGCTTTTTCGACCACCTCCCTGACAGGCATGATCGAAAAGATGGATTTTAAGCCGTCTCTGCTTGGCAGCTTGGGTCTTTTTGAGCCGATGCCGGTTCGGACCCGCAACATCTTCGTGGATCGTCGTGACGGCAAGCTGACGCTGATTCCGACCTCAGCGGACGGCTCGGCGCCTGAGGTTTTGGAAAGCGATGACCGTGATGCGGTTTCTCTGAAGACCACGCGCCTTGCAAAGCAGTTCACGCTCTACGCACACGAGCTGGATGGCATTCGCGGGTTTGGCTCGGAGACCGAACTTGCTGCGGTTCAAGCCGAGTATGCGCGTCGCTCCAAGCGCATCCGCGAGGATCTGGAACTTACACATGAGCACCACCGATTGGGCGCCTTGCAAGGTAAGTTGCTTGATGCTGACGGCACGACCGTGATCTACGATTTCTTCTCGGAATTTGGTGAGAACGAAGAAGCCGCCATTTCCTTTGAACTGGACGTGGGCACAACTGATATCCGCGGCCTCTGCCACCAGTTGACGCGGTCAATGGCGCGTACTTCCCGCGGGGCTTTTACCAGCAGCACTTCCGTGCACGCCCTTGTAGGGGATGACTTCTACGATGCTCTGATTAAACACCCGAATGTCGAAAAGGCCTACTTGAACTGGTCAGCCGCCGCGGACTTGAAGGAGAACAAGGCTTTCGGCGCGTTCCACTACGGCGGCATCACCTGGCACAACTACCGTGGCACCGATGATGGATCGACTGTTGCCATTCCAACGGATGAAGCGAAGTTCTTCCCCGTCGGTGCGCGCGATGTGTTCAAGAAGGCCATGGCGCCACTGGAAACCATGGGCTTCATCAACACGCCAGGTCGCGACGTCTACATGATGAACGTGTCAGATCGTGACCGGAACATGTGGAGCAAGGGCGAGATCTACAGCTACCCGCTCTACATCTGCCAGCAACCACGCGTTCTGCGCAAAGCCACCCTGACTTGATTTGATCGGGAGGCGGCAGCTTTCGCCTCCCGCCTGCCAAGGAGAGAACCTATGGAATACACAATCGAGAATGGCGCGCACCGCGGAAAAGCCTTCAAAGTCTATGGTGGGCTTGAGATCGTGAAGCCAGGCCAAACCCGCACCCTAAAGCTGTCAGAGGAAC